TCTACCGAATCTATCGTAATATGATGAACCACGGAGGTTACCTTGAGATTGGAGTCTTTGGGTATCAATTGCTTGTGTGTTACCCTTACCAATCCTACGTACAACAACTTGAGTGTTGAATAGTTTACTTAACCTACTAAATAGTGATTTGTCTGCCATAATTGTTCTCTAAACAAAAGTGTATACTCTTACAAGTTATAAATATACAAAAAATAAACTTAACTACCAAATTTATAGTAACCAAGTTAAATCGTTATCATTTCCATGTTGGTCGGTTTGCTTCCAAGGGTCTTGTCCCATGGTTCTTGGGGAGTATACACCAGTACTTGACTTACCAATATGACTCAATGCACTTCTACTTAAATCCATACCTTGTTGTCTAAGTTTAAGTGCTGTATCACGAACCCATAATCCAGTTGAGAACGACATCACAAGGTCATCATTGTAACCACGTTGTGCTTCTGCTCTACTACCATTCCATATGAATACAAACAATTCATCTATAAGTCTCTTAGAATGGATTATAGGGGTTCTTTCTCTCATATACATATCGAGTTTGGAAATCACCAAAGGTCTTGTTCTTGAAGACATTGTAAAACCAGGAACCATATCCTCTTTACGTTTCAAATCAAAACCTTTTCTGATATGTATATCTTCATCTACATAACCTAAGTCTCTATACGAGTAGTATAGGTTTGCATAGTTTCTATCGATTACTTCTTGGATTACTGCCCATCCAATATTTGCATTTTCAATCACCAACATAGCATTGTTCCACTCGGATGCAACTGATGTTAGGAATGCTCCATATTGTTTGGTGTCAATCTTACCTTTGTATTCTGCTACTTGTTCAACAGTCTCCACATCAAATACGTGGAATGCTGAATAATCCGAAGAGTCACCACGAGCCACATCGGCTACGACTACATAATCACGAGAATAGTTTGGATAGTCCCATAACCAATAGTTACCATCGAATCCTCGTTTTTCAAGTGGGTCTTTGACATATGTTTCTTCATACCATTGTAGAGTAGAACCTTCCACTACCGTATGACCAGATGAAATAAAGTCACAATCACATTCTTGTGATGCTCCCTTCTCACCTAATAGTTTTGTTTGTTCATCTCTCCACACTTGGTCTCTATCGGGGTGGACTGTCCAATGAAGTTCGGTTGGGTGCCACTGCTCACCCTGCTGACCTTGAACCCATATTTTGTGGAACCAGTTACCAACACCATTTGGAGTAGAGAGTACGATTGCACCCCCACCAGTAGAAAGTGTAGATTGTGCCGAAGTCCAAATCTCTTCTACGTTATTGATAAATGCAGCCTCATCAATAATCAACATCGACAATGCTTCCGAACGACCTGCATCACCAGCGGCAGAAGTTGCTTTGATTTGAGACCCATTCTTTAATCGTAGAGATAGTTTGTTATCTTCTTCAGTCTGACCTTTTAACCACGATGGTAAGTTATCGTGCATAAATCTTACCTTGGTCACCAAGTTCTTTGCTACCTCTTGTTTGGTTGCAATTACAAGAATGTTTTTATCCTCGTGAAATAACATCAACCATAATGAATATCCTGCTGATAGTGTCGAGATACCCAACTGCCTTGACTTTAAGATTACATTGAATCTATGGTCATTGACACTTGTCATCAAGTCTTCTTGGAATGGGTATAGGTTGAATAGGATTTTCCCTCGGTGAGGGTGTTGGATGTAACAATACTTCTTAAAGAAATACACTGGGTCTTTAGCACATTTGACCCACTCTTCTCTAATTAATGTTTTTATATCTTTTGCCATATTATAAAACGAACAACACTGCGATTACGGTAGCACCACCGGCACCACCAAATAAAATACCATTCCAAAACTTTGCCCTACGTTCTCGTTTGAGGGATTTGATTTGGTCATCTCTCAATGAGATTATGTTGTCCTTTTGTTTTATAATATCATCTTTGGATTGTAGAGCAACTGAATAGTTGGATAGTTGGTCTGATTGTAATCTCAACTTTTCCTCTTGAAACTGAACCAACTCTTGGGTCGTGGTGAGTTCCATCAATGTAAGGTCATACTTTGACTTTAGGGTCAGAGCATTCTCTACTGCTATTCTTGGAACACAAACAAGACTATCACTTGAAAGTGTTTGTGAATGTAGTGACAAGCTCATCGTGAGACATATCACCAAACTTATCAACTTGGTCTTCATATTGGTTTCTCAAAAGGGTTAATCTTGCTTGTGTCGAATCTATCTTAAAATCGATATTAGCAATTTGATTGTTTAATAAAAGATTAAGTTGGAGTAGTGAATCTGCTTCACTCTCCAACCTATCTATTTCCGAAATGTAAGACTCTTCCTTTTCCTTCATCATACGCTCGTATTCTTTTTTGTATCGATTACCCAAAAAGAATTGTTGGTATATCAAGACACTTGCGAGAATTGCAATGATTAAGTATGTAGGATTGAGTTTTTTCATTTACTTTTTAGACTTGCCTTTACCAGACCCAGACCCGCTTGATTTAGCACCTGACCCTCTCTTTACAGTCTTACCTTTACCAGACCCGCTTGATTTAGCACCTGAACGTTTCTTAGTAGATTTACCCTTACCAGACCCAGACCCACTTGATTTAGCACCTGAACCTTTATTAATACCGTTGTGTAATTCGTATACCTTATTCACGATATTTGTTTTAGTCAAAGATGTGTCCAAAGTTATGTCGAATACTTTCTCTGCATATTTCAGCAATTCGGCTTTCTTCATTTCTCTTAACTTACTCTTTGTTACTTTTCCTTCGATTAAAGTTCCGTTAGCAGCTTCGAAAACATCTTTTGCTTGCTCCATAACCTCATCAATGGTTTCTGATAATTCTCTTGCTTCTTCTAATGCAGATTCAAGTCTCTCATCGATAGTAGTTTTGCTCAATAGCCTATTCCATAGGCCGATGAACCAATTTTTAAGTTTTGTCATAATTCTCTTTTTTTGTTAAACTTATTCTATTATATAAGTATGTAAAAGAGAATTAATAAAACTACCACTTACGACACGACCAATATCTTGCCTTGTGTCTTGGACCTGGAGAGTCACAATTCATTCTTGCTCTGAAAGATTTACGAGCACCTGGGTTATCTTTTTTGATAGTCATACCCTTTTGTCCAAAGTTTACCTTTACTACATTACCCTTTGGGTTCTTTACATAAACTTTGAACTTCTTAACATCACCTTGCATTATCTTACCAAGTTTCACATCTCTACCTTGGTACTCTGCTTCGTTGATATCACTTTTGTATTCTCTCATAAACTCAGCAAACTCTTTGATGTCTTGTTCGTTCTCTACATCATACTCTTGAATCTCACCCTCTTTACCTTTGTAGTAATCAAAAGTTGTATTTAGATAATCTTCTGCTTTAGTAATGTATGACTGAACCCAAGGTTCTAAGTCACCCTTACCTCTAAGTTTACCAATCAACATTTGTGCATAATCAAGTGAACGATTTAGTTGAGATACAGCCATCTCCGAATCATCACCACCTTCGTTCTTTTTTGACTTTTTCTTTTTGTACTTGTATCCTTTATAGATTTTATCGTACTTAGCACCTTTCTTTTCGTAGTCTGAAAGTGACTCATCGGTAGAATCACTCTCATTCTTAAATGTAGATGCATATGGGTTATCTATGACCTTACCCAACTCAGGAGTAAAACCATACTTCTCTTCCATAAAGTCTTTTACATTATGGTATTCTTCTCTGATTAGTTCTTTGAGTTGTTTTTCAGTCATCTTACTTTACCTGTTTAGCCAATGAATAAAAGTCAATAATGAATCTAAACCCACCACCTTCGTATCCACGTTCAATTTCAACTGGAATCTTGAGTTGCTTTTCAAGTGACTTTCTTAGTTCTTCTTTTACATCAATGTCGTTTTCGATAGCATCTTGGACTTTATCCAAGTCATTACCAGTAGTAGGGAGTATAGTTAGACCCCCCTTATCACCCATTACTTTAAATGATACTGAGTCTTTACCCAATTTGAGCTTGGCAGCTTCTTTGATTACTGATTCTTTTTTTGATTGGTTGAGGTAGAATTTGAGTTTTGCTGCTTGGTCCATAGTCAATCTACTATAACTCTTACCAAACATACCTCTTGCAACTCTATCCAATTGTTGCTTAGACATACCCTCAACACTCTCGTTTACCGATTCACCAAATTGTTTAACCATTTTCTTTTGAACTGGGTTATTGGGTTTTCCTGCGATTGCAGATACTAACTTCATTCTATCAGCAAGTTTACCTTTCTTAACGAATTGGTATACTTTTTCAATGTCTAAGTTGTTATCATCAACAAACTTTTGGATTGCGTCTTTGTTCATACCAGTTAGACCACCAATTTCCATTGCAGTACGAGATGCAGCTTCGTTTACATTATCTTGGTGTAATAGTTGAACATCTTTTAAATCACCTGTTATTTTACCTTTAGGGGTATTGATAGTTACTTTATTACCACTAATCTTCAAAACCATTCCAGTTTTGTTTTTTGATTTAAGATGAATGAAATCACCAATTTCAATGTCACTTGCATCTACCTCGTTTACTGATTCATTCATATATTTTTTCCAATCAGAATGTTCAGGTGCGAGTGCAGTACGACCCATATTTTTTATTAAATCTTTATTTTGCTCCGAATCACGTGGATTGGCAATTTTTGATGCAAATTTGTTTTTGATATCCACATAGAAGTGCTGTCCAAAGTAATCAATTATATAAGCACCCTTCTTACCTTTGATTGTATCATATTCGTTATGAAGTAATACACCAGGAACTTCTAATCCGATTCCTGAACGACCTGATATATATTTGATTGGAGTATCTCTATATAACTGATAGTAGTTGTGTCCTCTTTGTGGAGAAACCATCTTTTCATCAATACTTTCTTTCTTACAAGATTTCCAACCACCACCTGCGGCTTTGTATTGTTTAGATGCCCACCCATTTGCGTATGCTGATGGATATACATCAAACTTCTTCTTTGCTTGTGATTTGTAGTAAGACCATTTTGATGGGTTAGTAGGACAATTCTCTTCATCAAGTCTTTCACCCTCAATCACCAATGACTCTTCGAGTGATTCTTTTAGTGACATCAATCTATTTCCGAATGACCCACCGATTGACATACTCAAGT